GGGGGGCTGAGTGTGTCAAGCTCAGCTGTATAGTTAGTGCCGACTATACTTAAATCACCTAGCACCAAGCAATGCATCCGAGGACTACCCCCTAGTCCAGGAGTTAGCAAGTTTGACTTGCCTGATCTCCCTTTGGAGATCTAGTGTGGATATGTCAAACATCCATACGAAAAGTAAGTTAAGATGTCACCTGATTAATACGAAAATTAATCGGAGCATCTTTATCTTGACCATTCGTAAGAATGTGTAGCCTTGGCAACAAGGTGAGTGGGGTTGTAGTAAAGGTGTAAGCCCAGTTGGGACTTCACACCCTCAGTAGAAATACTCTTGTGTGAAAGTTTGAACGGTAATTACGAAACACTGTCCTAAGACATAAACAGGATAAGGTGATGGATTTACCACCCGAAGGGCGATAGCCATATAACCATAGCAACCTTACTCAAAGATAAATGCAGTAAGATGAAACACCAATTTATGTTTCCAAAATTGGCATTAGATCTTCTGATTAAAATCTTTGGAAAGCGCTATTCAAGGATGTTTACCGAAGCTTCGCTTCAGTTTCAAACATTTTCTGAGCATTTGTTGATCCATCATGGTCGACAAATGGGGTGTAAGTTACTCAAAGCCATTTTCGGACAAGCAAAGCGTGTCCTATTTGGTTACAGAGATGAGTTCATATTGTATCCTGTTTGGTTACAATGTGACCGGAATGGTTTGCCTATTAAGCTTCGCTTATTGAACCGTTTGCTTACCAATCGTAGCCGTGTGATGAGGGTCTTTGCTATTTCTGTATTTGCATCTTATTTAGCACTTCGATGTGCACCTAACCTTGATGTATCATCGGTAATACAATTACCGACATCAAGACGGGTTAAGGGCTTATACAGATTTATCAAAGAAATCTTTGTCCCTTATGTGATCCAGAGAGCTAAGGATCGGAAAATAAGTTTAAGACCTCTTAAAGATCTTTTCCTTATTAAATCTGATCCTTATCGTAACCCATCTATGATGGGTTCAGTTCTCACTGGTAAAATCCTACTTTCACTCTACCAGTCAGGAGACTCTTTTGGATGCGCTCTTGTGAAGCTTATCGAGCTTCAGTCAAAAGGCTTAGAATCTATTATTAATCGTTTAGAACGGTTAACAATAAATTTCCAGCTAAAAGATGTACATAAGCCCTATAGGCTTATGTCATTATTTGCTGCTCCTGATCGTGGAGGAAAGACTCGTATTTTTACGAGTGCTGCTTATTGGGTACAATACGCATTGTATCCTTTGCATGATTATCTAATGAAAGTTCTTCGAACTTTTCCTGAAGATTTCACGTATAAGCAGGATAAATCCATGTTTTGGATGAGGGCTGTATCACAGTCTGGACAAAAGATGTTTTCTTTTGATCTCACAAGTGCTACTGATCGCTTTTGCAACAAAGTTCAAAGGCATCTGTTAGTTCATTTGTTTGGTCAAAGGTTTGCGTCTTTATGGTTTAAGATTGTTACGGGTCCTGTTTATGTTGGTCATTTTCGCAAAGAAGGTAAGACTGTCAAAGATGGTCTTACTCCAATCGATGATGATTTTATTCATTATCGAGCTGGACAACCAATGGGCACTTATGCCTCTTGGGCGTTATTTGCGTTATGTCATCATGCAGTGGTTCGTTACTGTTTTTGGAAGTTAAGAGTAGATTTTCGTTTCAGATATGCCCTCTTGGGTGATGATGTTATCATTGC